ATACAGTTGCCGTAGCATGAATAGCCACTATACGAGTCGTCGTACCATCAGCACCTACTGTAGCTCCTGTATCTACCCTTTTAAGTGGGCCGCTTCCAACTGTTGCCATTGCAACTGTAAGATTTGAAGCCATATTATTCTCCTTTTATTTAAACTTTACCACCGGCTTTGTAGCCAATCATTATTTTACCACCACGTTTACGAGAGACAGAACTACCACGTTTACGTTTTACACTTCCACCACGTTTACGTTTTACACTTCCACCCTTTTTTATACTTTGTGCAACTATTTTTAATGCTGAATCTTTTGATCCAGAAGATAGATCCCTTGGTCTATTTTTTCTAAGTATATCTCCCGGTTTTAGTTGTGGAGTTACTCCTAAATATTCTTGGGCATATTCTCGTTTAAATCTTGGATCTTCTCTTTTTCCTTTTAATAATCCTCTTTTATATAATAACTCATTTATACTCTTAAGTTTACTATGTATATATTTTTGACGTTCTTTTTTTGTAGGTAATTTGCTAGCTTCTTTTTCAACTTGTTTTACCATTACTTGATGCTCAACATCTCCTAAATCTTCAGCAGCTATTCGACCCCAAGATTTATCATAATCAGACTTTCTACCAAGAATTTGATCAGGATGAATTTTTTTTGAACGACCAGCCATAGTTAATCTCCTTAAACTTTACCACCAGCTTTGTAGCCTTGTATTATTTTACCACCACGTTTACGAGATACTAATCCACCTTTACGTTTTTTCTTACCAATATTTTTCATAGCTTTTAAACTTTGATCTATAGATTCCTGAGCTTTTTTAGCTTCAGGAGTTTCTAGTACTTCTAATTGTTTCTGTAATTTCTTAAGAAATTTACTTAAAGTTTCAGCCATACTTAATCTCCTTATACTTTACCACCAGCTTTATAGCCTTGCATTATCTTACCACCAGATCTACGAGATACTGTTCCACCTTTACGATTTTTACCAGTTATACTTTTTCTAATAATACCATATGGGTCCATATGCTCTTTACCAGTACGATCTGTTGCTGTTCTAGCTTCCTTACGGGCCTTTGCTCCTTGAGCTTTACCTCGTTTTATAGCTTCTTTATAAGTAGTATCACCCATCACTCCTTGTAGTGCTAATGCACCTCGTGCTATCTTTCCACGAAGACCACCAGTTTCTGATATTGTTTTGGCAATACGACTATATTTTTCACCACGTTTTACATCTTTTGTAACACCCTTTTCAACATCTGCTATTTTCTGAGCAGATCTACGACCTTTCATTCGTTTAACATCTTTAGGAGTTACTCCCATTGCAGGACTTTTCTTTCGTGGCATTCGTATTCGTTTAACATCTTTAGAAGTTACTCCCATTGCAGGAGTTCGTTTACGTCTACGAGCAGAAGCCTTCACATCTTTTTTAGTTGCTCCAATACCTCCACCAGTTTTACGAGATATAGTTCCACCACTACGTTTTCCTTTACGAAGTTCTTTTAGCAGATGTTCCATCTCTGGTAATGAAGGTACTTTCCCGGGACTTAATTTTTTCATCCTTCCAAGTAGTTGTAGATTCTTCAATCTCTTTTACTGGCTTTTTAGAACTAGTTCTCATATCTAATCTCCCTAAACTTTACCACCGGCTTTATAGCCTTGCATTATTTTACCACCAGCTTTACGTTTAACAGTTCCACCACGTTTTCTACTTGGTGTTTCTCCCTTTCTGGGTAAGTACATTCCTTTTTGACCACTAGGAGCTTTTACAGGTTTAGCTGCTTTTGTAGCTTCTCCTATACTTTTTTCAAGATTTGCTAAACTTTGACCTGCTGCTTTTCGTTGCTTTGGAGTTAAGTTCCACCATGCTCTCTTTTGTTTACTTGCATAATCTGTACCTGCTCTTATATGCTCACCATGTACTTTTTGTATATCCTTTTTTTTAGCAGCAGCTTTCCGAGTAGCTTCTCTAGTACTAGCTAGATGTTCTTTTCTCTTTTGAGCATAAGGTTTTTTTGGTTTAACTATACTTCCCCATCCTTCTTTTACTGCTTTATCAGCCTGTTTTTTAGTAAGATGTTGAATACCTTTTCCCATAATTCTTACTGCTATTAACCCTGCTGGTATTAATGGAAGTCCCATATCTAATCTCCTTATACTTTACCACCGGCCTTATAACCTTGCATAATCTTTCCACCAGTTTTACGAGAGACAGTACTACCCTTCTTACGACGTACAGAACCACCCTTCTTTGCCATAGTTCTGGCACCAGAATAAGCTCCACGACCAAGAGCACGTTCCTCACCTTCACTCTCAGCAGCACGACGGGCAAGATTTCCTCTAACAGTAGGATGACGAGCAGCTAAAGATTCACGAAGTCGAGCACCATAACCCTGTGTAAGACCACCAGCATGTTTCTTTGCAGTGCCACCAGCTTTACGTTTAATAGTTCCACCTTTTCTATTTGTAGTATGTTTCTTTCCACCTGCTATATCTTTAAGAGCCTTATCTGATAGATCTTCTGCCCAAGCAGTACCTTTCACTTTTAAAGTTTTTGCAGCTGCTTTTGCTAATTTTCGTCCACTCATATCTAATCTCCTTTTTTATAAATATAAGGGGAGCAGCTAACGCATTACTCCCCCTATATCAGTTGCCTTTAGCTTCCTTGATTCCCATACCAGCCTCTCCAATCGGAGACACCAAAGCTGTAACGCTCTCGTGCCTTAAATCGAAGGTTGCCAGTATCAAAATCTGGCTCCATCTTTGTCTGAAGTGGAGTACGTGTAAACATCTTTGTACCATTAGGAACATCGGTCTTTACAAACCAATCATCCGTTCCAGTGAACCGTCGATTGACATAGAATCCATTCGGAATCATGCCCATATGACGGGTAGCATTGATATCATTATTAGCACTGGCCGGAAGACCGGGAGTGTTCAGAATGGTATCAGCAGTATTCCATAAATCAACAGGAATATGCAAAGATGTGGCACTTGCTCCTACGAGGATACCACGGTCATCCTTAATCTTTTGGACTTGTGTGATTGCACTCTCAAGAGTTCCGATAGCTAACGCACCGGCAGTTGCTGTATTAGTCTGAGTACCGTCAGAAATGGTTGGATGAGTAGAAGCAAAAAATGCAACACCATCCCCAATCGTATCGGTAAAGCCATTGGTAAACAGATTGGCAGCTTTGACCTCTTTAGTATTTGCCATTGCACGGGCCAAACCTCTGGCACGTAACTTAGCAAACGTATCATAAAGATTGTCTTCCATTGCTTCTTCTGTAATTGCAAAGGCTAGAGCAACAGTCTCTGCCGTGTAACGGGCAGTGTAACTCTCTTGTGCATCGTCGTAGGAAACAGCAGCCCCTTCAGATTTAACTGGAGCCGTACCGAAACCTGTAAACAGAACTTCTTCTTCAAAGGCCCGATCAGAGTTTTCGACTTCATAAAGTGATTTATGTTCGTCGTTAACCTGACCATATTCCAGCCCGAAAACAGCATTTAAGCCGGGAAGAAGTTCTTTGGCAATACTCGCTCGATTAATAGTCATTGCTTTGCTCCTTCCTAGTTATGCTGTTGATACTGTAGTGGTTGCAAACCGATCCCTGTGTGTGGGTAACCAAACTTCAAGCATTGGATATTGGTCAAGTCCGTCTGTACCTTCATTCGGATCTTGCATTCGTCCAATAACTCGTACATTACCTACAATAGTTTCTACACCAGCAGCGGATGTTTCTACAAAGAATGCAGATTGACCTGTTTTAGTACTACCGGCAGAGGCCGTCGAAACGGTTGCCGTATAGTTAAGAACTTTACAGATCTCACCATTACTGCATGTTGCATTACCTTGAATGTAATACGTCTGATCAGGATCAGTTATGACATGGAACTGAATACATGTTGCAGCAGAAATAGCCTCTCCCGGCCAATACCGTGAGAACTTTTGACTACCATCAGTGTCAACATAATTACAACCCATAAATACACCCGAAGGCTTCAGAGTTGCAGTTATACTTTCAGCAATGGTGCCACCTGCATCAATAAGTATTAAGTCACCAGTATACAGTTTCTTAGGAGCACGAGTTATAGTCGTGGGGGAAATTAAAGTAGTTGACCCACCAGTATTATAATTCATACCCTTTTTCCGAGCAGGAAGGAAGCCACGTAACGCTCGTGTACTTGACATAATAATTCTCCTTCCAGTATTTTAGGACTACTCCTGAAATGATGGAGCACGTCCTTTAAATGTTCTCGATTTGCTATTATTGGTAATCGGCATCCGAGAATTAGAGTGTCTCATCAATTGTGAATTAACAGCTTCCAACATCTCATTTGCTTTATTCCGATAATGCTTTTGTTTGGCCTCTAGCTTAACAGTAGGAATTTTTCCTAATGCTATGTCTCCACGACTGACAACTCCAGCATAGCGGCCTTCCTCTCTCACGACAGAAGTTGCTCCCATTTCAGGAACTTCATCAGGTTCTACAAATTCCCATCCTTGTTGTTGTTTCTTACCAATTTCTTGATAATCATCCTGACCATTAAGAAGGATTCTTAACCAGCCCAAAGACATGTTCTGTTGTTTGAATCTTTCTTCAACTGCACGAGGTATGTGAGTTGCATTTGGCTCTTCAAAGACGTACTCTGTTTCTTCTCTGGTTTCATTTTCCCTTGATTGAGAATTACGTGATTCTTCAATACGTGTCATAATTTCTCCTCCACGTTACAGTTTAATTGCTGTGTACTCACCATCGGCATCTTGTACCTTTAGCTTTTCAGCAGCATATTGTTCAAGAGGTATACCCCAATTTTGAGCAAGCCGTACATCTTCTTTCGTCAGCTTTACTTTACCGGGATTTGGAGTGGAACGTGACGCTCCAGCTACCACCTGAGCAGGTTTAGACGGTTGTTCCTGCACCGAGTTTTGATTGACAGGATTGTTAAATTTTTGTGGAAATGCTTCCTTAATCCTGTTATTAATTTCATTATAAAATTCTGGATCATTTGGATTAAACCCTTCTTCTTTTAATTCTGCATCCACAGCTAGTGCAGCAGCGGTCATTACTCTATCTTTACCGAACCAATCATTACTTTGTGACCATTCAACGGCCCGTGGATCTGCAATATTTTGCTGTTGCTGTTGTGGAGCAACTTGTTGAGGTTGAGCTACTTGAGTATTATCCAGTTCAACTTTAGCTACACTAAGAGATTTTATATCGGTCTGGGCATCATTTAAAAATTCTTGAGCCTGTAATAGTTTCCCTGCATCTCCGTCTTCATGTGCAGACTTATAAGCTGCTCTTGCTAATTCCAACTTATCATTAAGTTGTTTTTCATTTGCATCCAAATGCATCTTACTAATATTAGTAAATTCCTGTTCTCTATTAGTTAGTTTTCCAACCAGTTCTTCATTCTTATGAACTAATTGTTGAATATGCTCATCACGATCTTTTCTTTGTTTTATTAATTGTCGGATTCGTTTCTGAGCACCTTTTGTTTCAATACCTTCTAATTCTTTTGGCTTCTCTTCTTCCTTTACTTCTTTAGTATCGGGAGGAGCTTCAGCCTTAACCTCTTCTTTTTCTTCTTCTTCTATCTCAAATTCTACTTTACTATCTTTATTCTCTGAAGCCACAGTTTCAACTTCAGTCCATTTTTCTTTGTCAGCCATTTTAATTCCTTTCGCTGCTCACGAAGCATACGGTTTTACGTAAGTACTTTATTATACTATAAATTATACAGATATGCAAGTATTATGATCCAGATGTCAAATTAAATGTAGGATCTAGATCTTTTGGATGTTCCACTCTACATATTACCTGATCATCAAATAACAATATTAATCGTACCGATTTATAGAATAATTTCTGACCAGCATGTTTAGCATAACAAACAAAGTCTCCTTCTCTACACCATGTTCCATTGGGGAATTTTACCTCGTCCTGATAAGCTAAATCTCCAATTGATATAACCTTTCCTACTGTGGTAAGATAGGCCATATCATCTCTGGTAGAATCTGGAAGTACAATACCTCCCTTTGTTACACCCTTTATACTTACTGGTCTTACCAGAATATGATATCCCGGTAACTCTGGTAAAGGACTCGGATCTTTGATCTCGTCCTCTGTAATCCACATATCATTCTTCATTGCTTTTCCTAGTTGTACTTGTTGCATTTACTCCTCTTCGTCATACATTCGTTTTTTTAAAGTAGTTGTAAAAACCTCACGGCTCCATTCAATACCTTGAATGTGACCTACAAGCTCCCTGTAATGTGAATAACTTTCAGCATTACCGTTAGCTACAATATTTTTTAATCGTAGTAATTCAGTATTATATTCCTTTACTACTTCATCCCATATTTCCATTAAGTTATTACCAGTACTAGTATAGCAATACTAATAGCACTAAGGGCAATCCAAGATGGCACATCCATCTTATTATAAATCTTATTTAGAAATTTCATAGTTCTGCACATGCATAACAATTAATTTCAAGACCTACGGAAATTTCACGTATAATTGGTTTTGACCACATAATTAATATTCTCCTTATGTTCTAACTGGTTTGGGATATTTCCATCCAGAATCTGGACGTTCATTCAGAACACCTTTACGTGCTCGTGCTCCAGTTCCACCATCATCAATGGAACGATTGGTAAAGTTACCATACAGATCTTTAACTTTACCGGAAACATGTTCTGGATAACCATTCGTAATACCACGATCATCATTAGGCACATGAGTTGGATATCCATTTGTCTTACCCTTTATATCATTAGGATAGTGTACTCCTCCATATTTAGGCATTGTTATCTCCTTGTTTATTTGATAGTTGCATCTGTGTCATTAATTCAGCTAATTTAATATCTTTTTCTTTTTCGATATCAGCGGCCTTTTCAAGCATTCGTCCTTTTAAATTCTTTTCAGCTATTTGTGTTTTTTGTTCTTCCACTGACAACTTAGCTAATACTTCAAGTGATTTTAATGTTTCTTTACTTACTCTATCAAGTTCAGACTTTTCTTTTTTCATAAGAGCAGATTGCCCTTCAGCAGCCGCTTCCTTGAGAAGCTTAACCTGTTCTAATTTCAGTTTCTGTGCATCCAAGGCAGCTTCTGCTGTATTACTGGCAGCATCCAATTGTAATTTCTGCTGTTGAAGTTCAACCTTTTTCTGTTCAAGAATTTGCATTCAGTACCTGTTGTGCAGCTTCGGCCATTATTGCTTCTGCAATCTGTGGATTCTGTGGTCCAACTTGCTCCATCCCTGTTTTTGTAAGTCCATTAATTTGTTCCTGATATTTTAGAATCATATGTTCCTGAACATTTGCTTCCAGTACAGGTTTAATTCTTTGCATAATCGGATTTGCTCCATTTAAAGGATCTTGAAGAAATGCCATCTTAACCTGAACATGAGCATCATGATTCTGACCGGGGAAAGCTCCAATAGGCATTCCTTTTGTTGCAGCCATTATATCCGATACAGGATCAAGAGGTTGTGGTTTTTGTTTTGGTGGAAGTATCTCTTCCAAATTAGGCATGTTTGCTGCATTAAGAATGGTTCTACTCAATGCTTCTAAATTAAACATGCCGGGAGGAGATTGCTGGGCCATTTGCATAGCCATTTGTGCAATCATAAGACGGTGAGCATTGGATGGAATATTTGGATCACTGACGGGAATCACGTCCACTCTTCCATCAAAATCGGATTTATAGATGCTCCGACTTTCGTATGGCACATCATACGGATATTCACTTGGGAGATAATCATAGTCGATTCTTGCCAAAATCCTAAATTCATCTCTTTGAGATTTATGTAATCTCTTATGAATTGCAGAGAAGAATTTACTGGAGGCTTCCAGTAGTGCCATCGTTGTACCTACAGGACCATAAGAAGATGCTTCCGATACCATTGATTCTGTACTGTCGGCAAACTTCTGTCCTGCCTGAGTTATAAAACCCAACATCTGGAACAAGGTTTGAGAAGGCTCTTTATAAGGAAGAGGAACGATAGCCTTTGCCAAGTCCATGCCTGTAGATTCAACTTCTTTAAACTCACCGGGGCTAATAGGATCATTGTCTCCAACCATCCTGACACCTTTTGCCTTAAATCCTCCCGGCAGATTTGCAAATTGACCTGCATCAATGAGACTTCTCATTGCTGCTGTTGCACTCATAGTTAGATTTCCTAGGAAGTGCATCAGGCCAAGACCGTAGAAACCAAACCCCGGTACGAATCTATAATGGACAAAGTGACTTATCTTTTCTTTATTCGGATCATCAGGTTTATAGTTTCTACGGATACATAAAACATTTTTGGATTGTTCTTCTATTGTTACAATATAGGGAAGTGCAATTCCCTCTTCTGCATTAGGTTCGTCTATCTCTAAATAACAATGCTGTTCCAATAGAACATATTGTGGATCAGTATCCTGTGTTGGAGAGAACCCTAATATTGTATCCATCTTGGATGCAAATGCAGTGGGTTGTGGATTTGTTGCCGTTGGTAATTCCGTATTGGCATATATACCAGAACGAATATCTTTTGCCAGATCAATCGGACTACGATAAATTACATGAGTATACCTATCAGCTTTACGTAAGTTGCTGGCATAGTAAGATACATAAAATTGATCAATAGGTACAAATTCTGCTACAGGTCGTTTCAGATTTGCATCGTAATATAATTTCTTGAATGCAGAACCTATCAATGGTAGATGAAAGAGCATCTTTTCAAATTCGTCAAAGTACTCTGGCATCTGCTCCGTAAGCTGATAGTTCATAAAGTTCTTGACACGGTTGGCTTGCATCTCACGTTCCTGTGTAGACTTACCAAGTATCTGTGTCTTTACCGGACCTGCTGATGGGAAAAGTTCCTGTGATGCTTTACTCTGGAATTTAACTGCTGATTCTACCAGAAGGGGATGGACTGCACTACATGCACCTTCAAATGGTTCGGATGATTCCTGTATCTTTAATCCAAGTAAATCGAATCCACGTTCAAACATGGACTCCCATTCCTGTCGGGAGTTCTTATCTGCATCATAACTATTATATACAGTTGAAGATATCTCCCCTAATGTTTCATCATCCAATGCTTCAGCTAAATTAACATACCATTCTTTTACAGGAGCTTCTGCTTCCATTACAACCGTACTGGCAAAATCAACTATTACACCACCATCAGGCTCTACTTCAAATGTTGCTTCCCGTTCCTCATCTACTGGAACAGGATTCATTGGGACTACATTTGTAATTTCCTGTGGTATTTGTTCAAATGGATTTCGTTCTGTTGCCATATTTATTTTCCCGTTTTATTAATAGTTCCTCGTTGTCTTTATTATACACCTAAGATCTCCAGTATGCAACCCTTTTTGTTTTACGTTTTTCATCTTCCCATTCTGGATCTTCAGGATGTGTGATATGCCATGACTCTCTCATGTAATGTACGGCCATAGTAAGAGCATCTACCTGATCATCATGAGCTGCATTGGGAAACTGTAATAGTTCCTCTACGAGTTCATCCGTCCACTTCTTATATTTAGGTATCCATACTCTTCCCGATTCAATTAATGGAGAAGCAGCATATACTCTGCTGACTTTATCTCTGTCAGGTAAGTATTCTCTTACGGGTAACCCACCTCTTCTCATATCCTGTATAAGAGACTGTCCACTGGCCTTTTTTTCTATGATACATATATCTGGTCTAAACCGACGAAAGAGTAATTGTGACATCCTACGTAATTCGGGATATTCAAACCTTCCTCGTATATTACCTAGGAGTATCAGATTGGAAACTATACTTTCAATTCCATATTCATCTTCATGTGGTAAGGAAAAGATGCCCCATGTCTGTATAACACTAAAATCAGCCGTGGTATTTGTGGAGAATGCCGTATCATATGTTTGTAATATAAAATCACATGTGGGTGGGTCTTCATATTCCCACCATCTTAGCCATTTCTTCTTGATCAGCCCTCCCTCTTCTGGAGTAGGATTCTGCATATACAATGCATTCCAGTATCGTGCTCCATTTGAGGCTTTTATTTCATTCTCATCAATCTGTAGTATATGCTTTGGCTTCCATTCGGGGAAATAGGAGCTACCTACTGGTAAATCCAGTAATTCTGCTGCTTCAGCATCCAACCATGCAGGAATACGTATTACCTCCCACGGAATAACCTCATATTGACTCATATCTTCCTGTTGTTTCAGGAGCCAGCCACATAAATCATCATAATGGTAACGAGTATTAATGATAAGTATGGCTCCATTGGGCATAATACGAGTTCTTAACCCGGCAGGATACCATTCCTTTACATATCTACGTCCAGCTTCCGAATATGAGTCCTCTTCAGACATCACATCGTCCAATATGGCTATATGTGCCCCTCTTCCTGCAATCTGGCTACGGACTCCGGCTGCATAGTACGTGCCATTCTGTGTTGTCTTCCACTTTCCTGCCGCTCGTACGTCCGTTCGGAGTGAAACACCCTTAAATATCTCCTGAAACTGTTCAGCGTTAACAATGTCACGAACAGAACGGCCAAAATCACTAGAAAGTTGATCACTGTGAGAAACAGTAAGAATTTCATGCTCTGGATTTCTCCCTATATACCATGCTGGAAACAATTTAGAACAGAGAACAGACTTGGAACTACGTGGTGGGAGAAAGACCATTAGTCTTTTTATCTCACCAGATTCCAATTGACTTAATTTGTTTGAAATTAGCTCAATGTGTTGTCCCATTTTCCAATCGGAAACAAGAGTAGGAGCCATTAGACGAACAAACGTGAGAAAATCAGTTTTCGTTTCTTGGAGTACGTTTAGTCTAAGTAGACTATTCAGGTTTATAAAGGGATTTAGTATATTTTCTTGTTCTAATTCCATTTAAATCCTTATGAAAGAAAAAAAATAATAATAAAAAAATAATAAAAATAATAAAATAGCTTAAAGTTTGTGATATCATCATATACTATATATAATTATACACTAAAATCTTGGAAGATCCAAATTATTTTTTAAGATAGCTCGTAAATTTAAGGTAAATATGTCACACCCCCTTCTTATATATATTCTCCCTCTAGTGTATTTCTTCCCTACCCCTCTAGACTGTATATGTAATACTCGATAGAGCTGTAGAAACAGATACCTTGATGATAGTACTGTGTAGTATCATCGAATACGAGAGTCTTCGGGTGATACTCGACCGATATGCCTGGGTTTTAGCCTTACCCGAGGTGTTTGTAAGGATGAACCGGATGCATAAAACAGGGGCTGTTGATGACTCCTTCCATACATGTTATTGTTATTTTGATACGACTTGCCCTAAGATATATTGGGACAAACAATCGTCGTCGACCTCACAAGCTCGGCACTCCTAGATTGTACGATAGTTTGTACATAGGGCAAGCCAGCTTGTTGTAACAATAACATATATGGAAGGAGCCACTAATAATGGCCCAAATTTATAAGAATCCGGTTCAAGCTTACATTATGCCTCGGAAACAAGCTTTGAATGTGGAGCCGCACGTCGTTGGGCAGCCGAAGATTGATACATCTGATGGTCATACACTTCTGCTCGATATGCTGAAGATGTGTGAGGCTCGTGGAATTGAGCTTAAAGCTTGGATTCCAGACCTGTTGGTCGAATTAGCAGCCGATGAACGTCCGAAGCAATGGGCTGCATCTGCTGTTAGGGAGCTTATAGAGGCAAACCCTGACAAGAATTATGGCATCGTGGTATTTGCCAGTGCTTTTGGACCGACCTTAGCTGTCTTAGCTGATAATGGTATCTCTGCTAAGACTGAGGTCGTTAGTCTGAGCTAGTTTGTTGCAGCAGGGAGGGGGATGGATGTTCCGTCCTCCTCCTAACTTCTTTTTTTTATTTCGGTCTATCTTCCTTCATTCGTCTCTCACGACTGTTCTTAACCCGAAGGTTTTAGACTAAAGATCACAAACTCACGAGGGTTATATGGCAGAGGAAAGGATATATTGGTTAGATAAGTTTGAGGGTAAAGCTAAAGGTGGATTCTATTATCGTAGTGAAATAGCTGTAGATCTCAAGAGAGTTACAGATGAACACGGCTTTAATGTTGTTGGTATAAAAGTATCCATCGATGGTGATAGGACTATTGAATTTATCATCGAAGATACAGAATAGGTTCCTCCCTGGAGAGAGAGTAGATATCCTCCCTGTCTATTCTCTCTCCTCCTTTTTATGGAGTAAAAATATGAAATGTCTTGCACTATTAACCGTGTTATCAGCATTAGTTGCTTCGTTATGTATAGGATTTTTTACTGTTTTCCCTACTGTTTTTCCCAGCTCAACTCTAATTCTAATATGTTCAAGTTCTTCTATATTTATATTACTGATGATAGCTATGATAGTTGAATGGTCTGCAAGACCTTAACGATAGGAGTTAATAATGCTGCCAGAATATCAGTATATGGGGTATAGATATACCCCTTGGGAAGACAAAGATATTGATGTTATTAAGATCTGGCATTATATAAAGATACCAGTAGATGGAAAAGAAATTCAGGGACCGTGGAGTCCATATGTGACTCCTACTCTTGAACAGTTTCAAGAATTTATCTTGGAATGGGAATATGGAAAGGTTGATTGATAATGGCCTCTTATGGTGATGGTCTTATCCACATTACAAATGTAGATATGTGGAAAGATAAGCTTCGAATAACTGTACTCGATACTGTTGAGGAGTCAGAGATGTGTATCTTAATGACTCATGATAAAGCTCATGAGTTAGCGATTGATCTCATGAACTTTGCAATGGGATTAATTACAAAGGAGTTGATAAATAAAATCAATAGTCTCCCATTGGAAGATAAAATTAATAATATCTCGATATCTAATCAAAAGGATATCGAAAATGACTCTAAAATTGTATTTATCGATTCCTTTAGAAAGGGGTGAAGTGTTAATGGCTGCACATCAGACTCCAAATCTGAGAGATAAGGTTCGATCCCTTACACCCCTGCCAATCTTCCTTATTCCTCACGACTGTTATCACGATTGTTCTATACTATTCTCATGATTGTTATCACGATTGTTCTATGCTATTCTCATGACTGTTATCACGATTGTTCTTGACAATAGCACGATTGTTATTTATATATTAAATAATCTTTTTAAAATTTTTAAAGTAACAAGTGACTTTAAAAATTTAAAAAACTATAGGAGCCAGATAGATGGGGCCAGAGCTGACATTAATGGATGTTGTTGATTGTCGTGTAACTTTACGGATACACGATGGGTTTGAAGTAATTGAAATATTAATTGGAAGTAAGGATCATGTACATAAGGAGTTAGGAGACACACCTATCATGAATAAAATACTTCTTCATTCCTCTACTGAGGGAAAAGGATTTTCAAAGGAAGTTCGTGCTTGTTTTAATGCAACTGTTACGGATCTAAGAGAATGAAATTAATAGCCGGGATTAAAGTGCATCCCAATGCCTTGGCAGTATCGAAAGATAAGCCTTTAAATATCTCTGATGTCAAGGATTGGTTGGAGTACAATGATAATATGAGAAAGAAATACTCCACACTAGCTCGTAAAAAAGAGAAAGGTGCTTTGGCTAGAAGCCTTATACATGAAGGATATATTAGAGAGATAAGGCATTATCTCAGGAATGGGGATTGGATATCTGATTTCTTTGGAAGAGATCAGGAATTTATGACACCCAAGAGGGTTCTTGTAGAAAGGGGATACTAATGTTCTTTGTAACTTGTGGTGATATGCAAGCTGGATTCCAGATAACACTCGATAATGGATGGATAGTCTCTATTATGTTTGGTTCCTTTGCTTATAGTAGTAATCATATGGGATGGAAGCCCGATTGTTTTAATTGGAATAATGAATGTAAGAGTGCTGAAGCACGAGCAACATCGGCAGAAGTATGGGCCTTTCATAATGAATATGATAGGGACAAAGAGCATCTTTTACCTACAGAAAAAGATAGCAAGAATTATTATCTGGCTAATCATTATCCAGAAAATCCTCTAGGATATCAGAATACAACAGAGGTCTTTAACTTTATTAAGCATGTATCAAACTTACCATTACCTAGTCTAAGAATCATGGGGCTTGAAGCTAGAAAGAAGGAAGAAACAGATGGCTAATGCAACCTATAAACATCCATCTCTTGATAATGCAATTAAAGATATCTTTGGGATAGATCGAATCGGATCTGTATCTAAGGATGTATGTGTTTCCTGTAAGAAAAAGGCACAAGAGTTTAAAGATGATCTTTCAAGGAAAGAATATACTATCTCAGGACTGTGTCAGACTTGTCAGGATCAAGTCTTTAGTTTATAATTTATATAATCTTTTAAAAATTTTAAAGATAACAAGTGATCTTTAAAATTTTAAAAGTTATTGTTGGCCGAGCCTATAGGAGAGAGAATAATGGCTATTAAACATTGGGAAATTACTCAGCGATTATATGATAAGAAATGGTTACGTTGGGAATTAATGGACTCTCGTAAGATAGGAGAGACTGCAACATGGACCCGATTCAAATGGGTCGTAACAGATATCTGGGATGAGGAACCTGAAACATTAATGCATAATAATCAACTTAATTTAAAAGAGATAGAAGAAAATTTAGATGGCAAACGTACTTATGTGTATGAATCATAAGGAGAAAGGACTATGTCACAGCCACCAGCAGAAAGGAAATATAATTATAAAGATCATAGAGATATCGAATCTGAAATGATAGATTATTTACTCTCAGTTGCTGATGTCTCTAATATATATTCTCTTGACCTGGAAGAAATTAATGATTATCTAAATGGTTTAGAGCAGTATTGTGATGAACAATATGTACAACATCAAGAAAACAGGAGCATTAATTATGTTTGATCATTCATTAATAGACTTTAACGTGGAAAAATTCCATCTTAATACAGAAGAGGGCTATCCAATATCACCTGAAGTTGGTATGGGTCTTAGACGTATTGATAATAAGGCTCCCCTTGCCATAGTCTCTGAAGCATATGAACCTGTTCAGTATTTAGATATAGTGAGGGGTGTCGAGGAAGCACTTGATATATCTGGTCTTGATATGACCGATGCTGAGTTTGAAACTAATGTCTATGGCAATGGGGCCAAACTGGAGTTACGTGCAAAGTTTCCTGCACATATTATGCATTTTGAAACACGAGGATATGAAGATACAGATTCAGTAATTCCAGAGTTCTGCTTTCGTACATCTCACAATAGGACATGGGCTAATAATGGTATGATGGGTTTGTGGAGAAGTAAGTGCTGGAATACGTTAGTGTCTGGTGACAAATTGGCCTATGTCTATGGTAGACATACCAAGAACTTTAATGTTCCTGCTTTTGCAGCAAAGATTAAAAATGCTGGTAAATATATAGCCGGTGGTGGTATCTCTCAGATGAGGGATTGGTATCATAAAGAAATATCTCGTGATGCTACTGTTAATCTGTTTACCAAGACACTTGCAAAGAGAACAGATAATGTAACTCGTAAACCTGTAGCTAATAAGGTTATGCTATCTAATCTTATGAAGATCTTTGATGAGGAGAATCGTCACATACACGGTCGTGGTGCTTATGAGAAATATGCTACTCGAAATGAAGGAACATTATGGACTGCTTATCAAGCTGCTACTCATTGGTCGAGTCATGATCAACAATCTAGTTTCAGAGTAAGGCAACGGCCAGCACATACTGTAATAGGCAACAGAGAAGATCGTGTAAGAAAGATGTTACACTCTGATGAATGGCTTGCCTTGGCTGCATAACTAACTGAAATAAGGGAGAGATTAGTTTCTCTCCCTACTTTCACAAGGAGTATATACTATGTCACTAATAGGATCACAATTTTTAGTACGAGTTAAAAAGAATAAACTTGCTATAGGTTTGTTCTATGCAGATCTACCAGAAGAGTTAGCTGATATGATAGATGAATTTTGTAACTATGATGGATTAGAATATAAAGAATTAGACCAGCCTATAAACTTTTTGTTTGGTGACTTTACTATACCTACTCCCAAGTGGATAAAAGAAGCAGAGTGTAAAGGAGATGAGGATACATGGACAGATAAAGAGAAAGAAGAAATTTTTGAGAAACGTAAATTTGTAGTTAGTGAATCTTATTATGAGGAAATAGATCCAGTAGAGGACGAAGGATGGGAAGATGTACCTACCACTGATACATTTATGAGCAGACTATATAATAAGGAATAACAATATGAAATCACCTATTCATATCTCTACTTTAACAGGTAAGTTAGAAGATTTCCATGCCATATCTGTTAATACATTAACTAATAAATTTTGTATAAAGATGCACAAATCAAAAAGAAAGGATCATATATGCCCCAAGTGTTATAGCTTTAGTTTGCTACAAGGATTTCGTAAGAATGTAGCTCCACCATTGGAACGTAACTCAAGATTATTAAGTGGTCATCTGATGTGTAATGCCGAACTACCCGTTATTAATGATACCTACTTTAGATTTGATGCTCATGGTGAGTTGATTAATCTTACACACTTGGTTAATTATGTAAGCATTGCTCGTAAAAATAAGGGATGTACCTTTGCCTTATGGACTAAGAGAAAGGATCTAATAAATAAATATCATGAGAGATGGGGAGGTATAATCCCTGATAATTTAATCTTGATATATTCCAATCCTCGTATCAGTAATATTATGGACACACCACCTAAGTATTTTGATAGGACATTCAATAATGTATTGGAACATGAAGAAGTGGAACGACAGAATTGCACTGGTCAAAAGTGTAAAGATTGTTTGAAGTGTTACATACCTAATAACGGAGTAACAACTATTGTTGAGAAAGTTAAGAGGTATTAGTTGTGATCATTGAATCCTGGAAAGGAAACTGGTATATAATAGATGGTCCTCATCCAATCGAATTTAAATTAGGGAAACCCCCGACAATTGAATTTAAAATGGGACCATTCTTGACATTCTTAGATGCTTACATTATGTTAAGCAAACTTAACTTAAATCGAAAGGAAATACCATGAATTTTGTACTCCGTTTACGTAAAGAAAAAAGTATACCTCGTAGCTCTACAAAAACAGATAACGGTACCAGGTATGATTGGGGTAAATGGTATCTGCATCTGGCTAAGGCTCCTCATTTCTGGAATATAAAAGGAATCGTGGATATACGTGGTCGTACTTTTGTGGTATAATTAGGAACAGGAAAATGGGGGTGAAATTCCCCCATGATCCTTACAGGAGAGAAAGATGGGTAAGTATAGGAAAAGAAAAGTTATCACCATAAAGAATCCTGACTGTAAAGATCCCGATATAATGCTACAAAATTATACTGGATTGTGGCAAACATTACGAGTAAGGGCTGCTTTAAAACAGAACTATGGATTTATGATTAAGATGGGAAGTAGTTTATATAAACTAGAGACTTAAGCTAATGAAAAAGATTATAAAAAAACAAAGGAAAACTAATCCTATTGCTAAACAACTTTCTAATCCTATGTGGAAACAAAGGATTGTAAGAAATAAAATAATGTATACTAGAAAATTAAAATATAAAGAGGAAGAATCGAATGAGAATAAGTGAACTGTTGGTCTTTTGTTTTGTTATTAGTTTAGTTACATTTGCTCTTGGTTATTATATATCCTACGAAATAGGGCCTGTATGTTTATAATAACAAAGACAGAAATTGATGAGCTGATGTTTGAAATCATGAGTGAAGACGATGGTGAACCTATGATATTTAAAACAAAGATAGCAGCTCTACGATATATTGAATCTCTTTGTGAGGGTTTTAATATACCATCTGAAATGTATATGATAAACGATGGTATAGAAATTTCCAGAGTGCATTAATAAATAGTGGAGACTAGTATGAATATTGAAAAAGAACTAAGACGAAATGTAAAAGAATTACAAACCCAATTACAAAGAGCTTATGAAAGAATAAAAGTTTTACAAGAGGAAATACATACACAAAATAAAAGAGAATTTTACAAGGATTATTTTTCAAAATCTAAATCAGGAACATCTGGTTGGGCTATGATGGATGATCCTCCAGAATATGTAAAAAAATTAGTAGATGAATTAGGACAGCCTGAAGATGACTAATAGAGTTTATCTTTTCGATGAGCTTATGCATGAAGATGTTTTATTATTAGGACGCTATGAATTTTTAAATAAATATGGTAAAGAAAAAGAACCATGTTATGATAAAATAACTGGAGAATATATACGACAAATTACAAGGGAAAGCCTACGTAATATAACAATGAAAAGAGAGGAAGACCTCATGAGTAGAGTAAAAGATTGGCTAATCGAAATGGAAGAAGATGCAGGACATTTATCTTTAACTGATTGGGTTGCCATACATGGTGTCGGACACCAAGAAATATGGGATAGAATTAATTCTGATTCTGATAGATATCAATTGGACTTAGGATTTAATGACTAAAAATTTCTTACAAAAGGAGAGACAAAGGGTCTTTAGAAAGCTAACTAAACAGTATCAAGAAGAAGGATATGATACAAAGGAATCAAAACGATTGGCCCGAAGAGATACGGATGATATCATGTCTGATAAGGAAGCATTTGTAGCTAACTTTATGCAGGATACATGGGGAGAACTGGATGAATAGTAAAATAGTTTGTGTTGAATGGATTGATTCAGCAGAATATGAAGATGCTGCTTGGAAATCAGAAGAAGAAGTTAAAGAATTAAAACCCATGATTGTTAAATCTGCTGGTATATTAGTTAATGAAGACAATATTTATATAACTTTAGCTTCATCAATTAATAATGCTGATAATAAAGTTGAAGCACAATATGGTGGATTGATTTCCATACCAAAGTCTGCTATACAAAGACGTTGTTCTATTCCAATAAGTTTTACAAATGAAACTATGAGCCAACAAATGAAGGAGATATATGATGAAGTTTGGCCGGGACCGGGGGTATGAAAATTTTAATAGCTTGTGAATATTCTGGTATTGTACGAGATGCTTTTACCATACAGGGACATGATGCCTGGAGTTGTGATATCCTACCAACAGAATCAAAAGGTAATCATATTCAAGATAATATATTTAATCATCTAAATAAAGATTGGGACATGATGATAGCACACCCACCGTGTACATATTTATCTAATGCTGGCAATCGGTGGTTTGATGAAGAAAAATATGGAGAACAAGCAAGAGAAAGAAAACAATTAAGATTAGAATCAATGGAGTTTGTAAAAAAATTATATAATAATAATGTTCCAAGAATTTGTATTGAAAATCCTGTTGGTTTTCTGAGTAGCAATTGGAAAAAACCAGATCAAATAATCCATCCCTATCATTTTGGAGATACTGAAAGTAAAAGAACTTGTCTTTGGTTAAAGAATTTACAACTATTAAAATATACAAATGTAGTTAAACCTAAGATCTATGGCTATCATAAGAAAGGTAAACATAAAGGTCAGCCTATTTACTTTCATGAATATCAGCTTCCTTCAAAAGATAGAGCAAAAATTAGATCAAAGTTTTGGAAAGGAATTGCAAGTGCTATGGCAGAACAGTGGGGATAAGAAAATATTATTCAGATGGGTTGCATTAGTTCTTGTTCTGATTGCAACCTTATTGCTTACTTCTGGTGATGTGAATTTACAGTGGATAGGTTGGGTAGTAGGAGCAATTGCATCTGGAGTATGGGCATACTTTGCTAGATTAGATAAGGATATTCCAAGGATGTTGATGGAGTTATTTTATTTTCTAATCAGTTTATGGGGAGTTTATAATTGGATATAAAGAAAAGGAAATAATATATGCAACAAAGTAAATGGTTAGACAGAGGGGCATGTCCCTCTTGTGGATCAAGTGATGCTAACGTAAGACATGAGGCAGGATATTCTTGGTGCTTCTCATGTGAAACTAGGTTTGATGACAATGTAGTAACAATATCTAAAACAAAGGTAAAATCTATGGCTACAGTTGGAGAATGGAAAGAGATACCTGAGCGTAAAATATCTTTGGAGACTGCCAAGAAATTTAATACTAAAGTTAAACGAAATGGAAACATAACTACCCATCATTTGTATGGTTACTATAATGATAAAGGAGAACACATAGGAAATAAAATAAGACAGACAAAAGATAAACGTATGTGGGTAGAAGGAGAATTATCTGAAGCTGTATTATTTGGACAAAGTATATTCACACAGAAGGCAAAGTACATTACAATTTGTGAGGGTGAAGTAGATGCCATGTCAGCTTACGAATTAATGGGATCGAAGTGGCCCAGTGTAAGTATAAAGACAGGATCAGCAGGAGCAGTAAGAGATTGCAAGGAAGCCTTTGATTATCTAGATGGTTATGATACTGTTGTTATTTGTTTTGATATGGACAAGCAAGGGCAGGAAGCTGCTGAAAAAGTAGCTCAACTATTTGCTCCTAATAAATGTAAGATCATGAGGATGGTTCATAAAGATGCTAACGAGTATCTTAAAATGGGACAACGTGAAGCCTTTACACAAGATTGGTGGGGTGCTAAACCATACACACCAGCAGGAATTATTAACTTAAAAGATTTAGGTGACTCCCTTTTTGAAGAAGAGTACTGTGAGACTTGTTTATATCCTTGGCCCAAGATGAATGAAAAGACCTATGGAATGAGAACCGGAGAATTAATTTGTTTTTGTAGCGGGGCTGGAATGGGAAAAAGTTCCATAACTAGAGAGCTTATGCATCATATTCTACGTAATACAAAAGATAACATTGGTATCCTTGCATTGGAAGAGGGCATCAAACATACAGCATGGAATATCATGTCAGTAGAAGCGAGTGCTCGTTTATATATTAAAGAAGTTAGAGAAGGTTATGACACTAAGCAATTAAAAGAATGGCAAGGAGCTACAATAGGTAGCGGAAGACTCTTTGCCTTTGATCATTTTGGTTCAATAAATAACGACGAGATACTTGCCAGGATTAGATACATGGCACAAGCCCTTGATACTAAATGGATATTTTTAGATCATTTATCAATCCTAGTTTCGGGACAGGAAGATACAGACGAAAGAAAAAGTATAGATATATTAATGACCAAGCTAAGATCATTAGTAGAACAAACAGGAATATGTTTATTACTTGTATCTCATCTACGTAGACCTGCTGGTGATAGAGGACATGAAGACGGAAAAGAAATATCTTTAAGTCACTTGAGAGGATCAGCCTCAATAGGTCATCTAAGTGATTCCGTTATTGCCTTGGAAAGAAATCAACAAAACGATGACCCCATATTATCTAATACAACAACCATTCGTATACTAAAGAATAGGTATACAGGAGAAACAGGAGTATCTACATACTTATTTTATAATAAAAATACTGGTAGAATGACAGAAATTAACAACCCTTTTGATGCAGGAGATGATTGATGGGAACTAAAAAGTTTGACAAAGAACTTTATGAACGTGCTGATCCATTAACAAATGGTATTATGATGAGATGGTTAGAAAGAAATGACTATGAATTTATAAATCCAGAAGAGACTTATGGAGTTGACATTAGCTGTAGTAAAGATGGTATACCAGCTTTTTTTGAAACAGAAATAGCATACATTTGGAAAGACGAATGGCCTAATGCTTGGATGTTTATCCATATCCCTTATCGAAAGAAAAAGATAGTAGATAAATGGGTAAGGAATGGGTCACAAGGTACTTTAACATTTGTTCAATTTAAAAAGAATTGTAAGCAAGCATGGTTTATAGATGGTCAAGTTGTGAGAGATGCTCCTATTAAAATAATTGATACTAAATATACAACAAATGAAAAGTTTTTTAATATAGATATTAATGATGCTCATATGGTTACTATGAAAGAATCAGATATAAAAGAAAGTAGAAGTGATCAAATCACAAATGAATTTATTAATGTAAGATATCCTACGTAGGAGATTGCAATGATAAGTATTACCGAAGAAGCTAATAAGCATCTCTCACATATAGTTAAAGTGCAAGAAGTTAATGGGATAGAACTTGGTGTAAAGGGTGGTGGTTGTGCTGGGTTTACTTACGAATGGGACTTGGTAAAAGATATCCCTGAAAAGTATGATATAGTACCATTGCTTAATGGTAATTTATATGTTAGACCAGAGGCTATGATGTTTCTAATGAATGTAACTATAGATTATACAACTGGAATTAATGGTTCCTATATAGTATTTAAAAATCCTAATGCCACATCTCAGTGTGGATGTGGAGAAAGTTTTGGAGTATGAAACAGAAAAGAAAATATATTAGAAGACATTGGAAACATAAACATCATTGTTATAATGATGATGGTGAAGGATGGATGGTGAATGATAAGTGGCAATTCAGTAAAATGTTAAAAGTTAAAATAGGAGAGGCTTGTAAATTTTGTGGTGCTACTGAAGAAGAAGATTTTAAAGAGATGAAAGATGTAAAAGAACTCATAGAATTTACTGAGTCTCAAATAGATGGAGATGATTATATAGGATTCAGAGGGTAGACAATGAAAGTAGTACTTGATATCGAAACAGATTCTTTGGATGCACAGAAGATCCATTGTATAGTAGCAAAAGATCTTTCAACATCTCAAATACATGTATGGGATCATACTAACTTAGATAAATTTAAACCTTGGTCTAATACAGTTGACAACTTTATAATGCACAATGGGATATCATTTGATGCCCCTATATTAAATAGATTATTAAATACAAATATTAAATTAGAACAAGTAATAGATACTCTTGTTTTATCACAACTTTTTAATCCTATTAGAGATGGTGGACATAGCTTAGAATCATGGGGAAGGAGACTTGGACATCCTAAATGGGAACAAGAAAACTTTGAAATATATTCTAATGAAATGTTAGAGTATTGTAAGAATGATGTTAATCTTACTGAAGTTCTTTATAAACAATTATGTGTAGAGAAAAATAAATTTTCTTCCTATTCTATAAATCTTGAACATAAGATTAGAGCAATTATAGATCAACAGGAAAAAAATGGATTCACCCTTAATATTCAAAAGACAATTGGATTACTTGCTAGATTATCTGATGAAGCTTATAAGTTAGAACAATGGGCAAAGAAAGAATTTCCACCTACTGTTGTTGAACTTAAAACTAAAACAAAATACATACCATTTAATATAGGATCACGGTATCAGATAGCAGATAGATTAATTGAAAGAGGATGGAAACCAAATAAATTTACAGACAAAGGAAATGTAATAGTAAGTGAAGAGATATTAAATAAAATTAATATGGATGAAGCAAAGAAATTTTCCAGGTTTCTTTTGTTACAGAAAAGAAAAGCACAAATACAATCTTGGATTAATTGTTTTAACGATAGTACAGGAAAGGTTCATGGTCGAGTATTAACTCTAAGAACTATTACAGGAAGAATGGCTCACCATAATCCTAACATGGCTCAAGTACCAGCAGTAAGAAGTCCATTTGGTAAAGAGTGCAGAGATTGTTGGACAGTAAACAATCCTCATACTCACACATTGGTAGGAACAGATGCTGCTGGTCTTGAGCTTCGCTGTCTAGCCCATCTAATGGACGATAAAGACTATATTAATGAGGTTGTACATGGAGATATTCATACAACTAATATGAAGATGGCTGGGCTAACTGACAGGGATCAGGCAAAGACACTGATATATGCCTTCATGTACGGAGCAGGTGCTGCCAAGATCGGTAAAATTGTAGATGGTAATAAGGAACATGGGCAAGGACTTATAGATAGGTTTCTATCTAACATCCCTGCCCTAAAAAGGGTACGTAGTAGCGTTCTAAGAGCTGCTGAGAGAGGTAAGATCAAAGGTATAGATGGACGTACCTTGTTTGTACGAAGCCCTCATAGTAGTCTTAATACCCTTATACAAGGAGCCGGAGCCAGCATATGTAAGGATTGGCTGGTCAATATGACACAACGAATCAAAGGCACAGGAATAGATGCCAAATTAGTGGCCTCTATCCATGACGAGTATCAATTTGAAGTTGCAAAAGGAGATGTGAAACGATTTGGAACCATAACAAAAGAGGCCATCAAGGATACAGAACGTCAACTGAATCTTAGATGTCCTCTGGATAGTACATGGCAAGATGGAGAAACGTGGGCCATGACACATTAGTACTTGACAAGTTAAAAAAAATATGAGACACTTCATTTTTAAATCCAGATAAAGGAGTTGTAAGAATATGTCAGTAATTTCAGGAACGGCTTATTGGGCTGCTATCACCAACCCTAATACCACATTCGATTCGGATGGAGTATGGTCTGTTGATGTATGCAACCTTGATAAGAAAAACTTGGAAATGGTAAAGAAGGACGGACTTCCAATTAAGAATAAAGGTGATGATCGTGGAGACTTTGTAACGATCAAGCGTCGGGTTCGTCGGAAGGACGGTTCTCTCAACCGTGCTCCTGATCTCGTTGATGGTCAGAAGCGAACCATGACCCAAACCCTTATTGGAAATGGCTCAGAAATTAATGTTCATTACACAACCTATGAGTGGGAGTTTAAGGGACGAGCAGGAATAGGAGCTGATTTACGAGCAGTTCAGGTAACTAATCTTATTCCTTACAATACAGAAGCTGATGAGGCTTTTGATGTAATTGATGGTGGGTTTGTCAGTAATGAAGGGGATGAAGATATCCCCTTTGCTTCTTAACATCTAACTCTTAGAGGAGGGGAGGGATGAAAGTCTCTCCCCATTTCTGTATGAAATCTATAGATACATTAGTAAAAGATATCTATAATCTTTTTAGTTCAGATGAAATATCTATGGATGAAAAAGAAATAGATAAACATATAAATGAATTTGGAGATAATATAAAAGAACATTTAAAATCATCTTTATTTGAGAAAGAACGGGACAAAAGTAATTTAAGATTATCTGCTATAGGTAGACCTGATAGACAAGTATGGTATGATGTTAATTTAAATAACAAAGCTCAACCTTTTACATCTCCTACTAAAATTAAGTTTTTATATGGTTATATTCTGGAAGAATTACTTATAGCATTATCTAAAATAGCTGAACATAAAGTTACAGATACTCAAAAAGAACTTGAAGTTCAAGGAGTTAAAGGACACCAGGATTGTATGATTGATGATGTTCTAGTGGATTGTAAGTCTACTTCTCCCAGAGGATTCGAGAAATTTGAAAAGGGAGACTTAACTAAGGATGATCCCTTTGGTTATATAGCACAGATCTCAGCCTATGCCGAAGGAAATAATGTAGATGAAGCTGCTTTCCTAGCTATCAATAAACAAAGTGGAGAGATATGTTTATCTCCTGTTCATTCTTTGGAAATGATTAATGCAGGAGATAGAGTTAACTATTTGAAATCAATGGTGAATAATAAATTCCCACCCAATAGATGTTATAGTGATGTCAAAGAAGGAGCTTCAGGTAATAAAAGATTAGGAACATCCTGTCTGTATTGTAATCATAAACGAGAATGTTGGAAGGATGTTAATGATGGACATGGCTTACGAGTATTCAACTATGCAAGAGGATATAGATATCTTACAAAGGTTGTAAAGATTCCTGATGTACCGGAAGTTGTCAATTGGTAGATCATCACTGGCTACAATATAGAAAGGAGGAAGTATTTGTTCCCAATCTTGATAAGTTTGGGTTTGTTTATTTAATAACCAATCTTCAGAATGGAAAGGGATATATAGGTTGTAAGCAATACATGCACTACACCCGTCTAAAAGAAACACAATCCAAGTGGAAAACATATATGGGTTCTTCTAAATGGCTTACAGCAGATATTG